AACGGTAAGGAACACACCTTCGTCGATTGCGACAAGGAGGAGTGCAAAGGCATGAAAGCCTTCCCTACCCTAAAGCACCCTGATGGTGAGACGACTGTTGGGTACAAGGAGGTTTAAATAATTTATTATTCAAGAGTTGATTGTATCAACTTATCAATAATGAACATTATGGCTTCATAGCCATTGGTTCACCTTGTGTTAAACCTTGACAGTCAATTTTTTTAAAGGTTGTACCCCAATCTGAATCCCACGAGGTTGCAATGGGTGGATTAGGGTAATGTCTAAGCACACCTCCTTCGGCTACTCGGTAAACAGCTGCATTTAAACCTGAGCCAACATCATTGGCGTTGCACTGAACTGGGTCACCAACTGTAACATTATAAGGCATCTTATCTCCTTCGGTCAAGCCTTCGCAATCAATTTTTTTGAAAGTTGTAGCCCAGTCTGGATCCCAAGAGGTTGCAATGGGTGGATTAGGGTAATGTCTCAATTCATCCCCTCCCATGTACCTGTATACAGCCGCGTTTACACCCGAACCAACGTCGTTTGCGGTACATTGAATCGGTGTCCCCACTGGGTCTGTGAGTACGTTTGGTACAGTTTCATCATCTTCATCATCTTCGTCGATGAGGCATTCCTTCCCAGACTTGTAGTAGCCCGAGGCACAACTGTCAAGGACACATTCTCCCTCATCATCGATCACATAGTTACCATTTTCATCTTCACCCTCACATTCGTCACCCTCCTGGGGCTGGTTCAGGAAGAGGTAGCCCCCTACCGCGACTAAGACCATACAGCAGAACATCATGACGATGACAATGATCATTTTGTTTTATAGTATACTAAGTTTTTTTAAACACCCCGTACGACGGCGAGACCGAGCGAAAGCACGAAAGCATCAAGCATGGTGTTGATGGGCTTGAGTACGGAGATGTGCTTCACGAGAGAGCGGTTCCACACGAGGCGAAGGAGGAAGGTGCTGATGAGAATGTTGAGTACGAATATGAGAAACTCGGTGAGCATCTCGGACCTGGTACGAGCCTTAGAAACTTCCTGGATCATTTATTAGAAGTCAATATTTTTTTCTCTTTGGATTACAAATGAAAGGGCTTCCGTTGAGTGGTTCCGAAAATAAATTTACCAACAGACGGTGGGGATCTTCGAAGGGTATCGGTAACAACAATTGTTATGCGTATGCCGTGGGTGACTATGAAGCCTATAGGTGGCAAAAGTCCATACCGGGTGATCGCTCTGGTCTGTCGAATGGACACCACAACTATACACACTGCACTGGTCTCCCTAATCGCGTTGTATCCGACAATCCTAAAAAGGTCTACAAAGCTGGTGCAGATGAAAAGTGCAAGAAGGGTTACTTCAAAGTCATGATGTTTGTCTGCCCTGGTAGGCCCACAAACTACATTCGTCAAGGTGATTTTCACTTTTACAAACAACACGGTGTAGTTGAATACAAGATCAAAGCCGGAGACACCGTCTCCTCGGTGGCTAAATTCTTCAAGGTTCCTGAGACACGTGTAAAGACTGCCGGTCCATTCAAGGTTGGTAAGCGTATCGTGTTCAAAGCCAACGTATTCAGTCACAAGAGGGGGTGGGCGACTGGTCCACTTCTGACTGATGCGAAAGGTAAGGCGATCGTCGATCCCCGTAAGGCTTCTAGGAACTATCCAGGTCTAAACTACGAGAAGTACTGCTCATCCTTCTGTGTCAAGAACACTGGGATCAAAGTCGGAAAGACTCACCCCAAGGTCCGAAAGAAGGCTGTCAAGGTCTAAAGCTTCCTCCACGTCAAATGTTATATCGAAGAGATCCATCACGTTGAAAATAGATTCCTCATTCAAGGACACAGAGTTTGAAGCTGCTGTGTAATTGTTCTGAATCGTCACGACAATTTTAAATTGCGAACCATCAAATATTTTTCTACATACGGGGCATGTGTTCTTACCTTTATCTTTCCATTCCTGTAGACATTGGGAATGAAACATATGTCCACATCGGATCGGCGGATTTGTTCTCGTCGATCTGACTTCATTGAGACATATGGAACATGTCGACATTCTATAGAAAGGTTTTAAAGTTTTTCTGGTGATTTCGCTCATTTAGTAGATGTCGGATGCGTTGACGAGAGGCTTATCACAGGTGTTGCAGTTATCCTTACCCTGCTCAGCCTGAACCTGGGAGAGGAGACCGGGACCCTGCTTCTGGAGAAGCTGCCTGTAAGAATAGTTGTCTTCAAAAGAGATGTTATTCTTCTTCATGACGTAGTTGTTCAAGAGTTGGGCGGACGTGTTAATGGTGAAGCACCGACCATCGGCCATACCAAGTCGCTGGGACATTTTGTTATTATAAAACTAGAAATTAATTTGTCTATTCGTGATCGTCTTCATCCACGATTCAAATCCTCTCTCCCTGAGCTTTTCGATGAAAGGTTCACATTTATATCCCAAATATATGTCAAATACATCCGTCTCCTCTGTGCGAGACACCCTAATCCCAGGGTTTTCGTTGATGTGCTGGTTGATGATGTTGTAGGCAAAGGCAATCTCTTTGAGAGTCTCCGCCCCCGTGATGATGATTTTCCCTGTGCTGAAGATGCTACATGTAATCTCCTTCATGTCATGAGCGGGTTTGAACTTTATCTTAACTGCTGAGTATCTATCAGGTTCAAACGACACCTTGAAGATGTCGTTGTACTCCTCGAACCAGTCCGCCACCTTCATGAGGTTGATGTTGTAGTTCAGACTGAAGTTTGAGTTGATCATGACCACACGGAAAGTGTCATTGGAAATCTTAATCTCCATACCCAAGAAAACTTTGAAAATGTAGGCCAGTTGGGTGATGATGCGTTTACAGTCGAAGAGATCGCAACACCCCGCAACCTGGATTGAGCCGTTGGGGAACACCTTGACAGATTTGGTGCTGTAAGTGTCATGGTAGGTGAGGGTCACCTGGTTATAAAACGTCGTGGGTTTCAATTTCCACTCAAAGCCCTCCGTCGAAGAACCCTCTCTCTTCATGCGGTACGATCCAATACGCTCGAATGTCTCACGAAGCTTTTTAATATCAATCTGCTGGATAAAGCTCGACACCATAGTGATTGTCGTAATCTTGACCCAAGAGGGTCTAGTCTCATCAGGGAGGCCTTTTCGTATCTCATCTAGGGTGAGGAGATACGAAAAGCTGTTATTGGCAATTGATGAATACATGTTTTTTATGTGTGTTGATGTTCACTTAGGTGTTTAAAGAGAACAAACGTCTCATGACTACATGACTTCTTTTATCAAATCTGCGAAACATGTGCACGATATTGAATCCGATCTGTCATATGTGGAAGTCAATTATGATCGTTATGTGAATGGGAAGGGGTATGAGACATACACGGATTACATCAACACCGAGCCCCTGGCGGACTGGGTGACACTCGAATCAGAAAAACATTCAATTCCATATGAGAAGTTTCTAGATGTGATGGTTAGGAAGACTGTCGAGGTTCTTCAGCGTATGGCAGAACTCACACTCGAAAATATCCTCGTGTACGATCAGCCAGATAGGGTATACGTTCGTCTCGTCCATGCGATTAAAATTCTGGATCCAACATTCCAACCACCCCGTATAAATATGGAGAGTGCTTGGCAGATGGAGCTCGTCAAAAAGATTTGTAAAAAGTATGTCCCACAGGCGATCCAGGAGTGTATAAAAAAGTCTAGACTGGAATACTTCTTCAACGTCTTACAAACAATAGACCGAGAACAATGAGAAGAGCAACCAAAAAGATCCAGAAATAGGGTACACTCTGGTTGGATACACCTACAGTCACCTTCTTAGTGGGCCGTGTGAAACCACAATCAACATTTCTCCGTGGATGAACCTTCTTCTTAATAAGGCATGGCTCAGTCTCCTCTTTGCACAGACCAGTCCCACAAAAGACACTCTTCTCGACAACTGGAACCTGGAGTGGGGGTTTCATCTCAACAAAATCATTAAAACCACCCGTCTGTCTCACACCCCCAGGAAGGGAAAAATCGTGTGTGACGAATGGGTTCACATCATTGATGGCATCCTCATCGTTGAGCATGTATTTACTCATCGTTGTTACTACTACTTCAGATTATAATTTTTATCATGCATTTTGGATCGATGTTCTTCCCACATTTTATCTAGATCCACATTCAACATGTGTGCGAGCTGGAAGAGATAACTGAAGACGTCTCCCATCTCCATCATCACATCTGTACCACGTTCCTTCTTGAGGTTTGTCTTCTTATATGTTTTCTTATATTGCCTGATGGCTGAGGCGAGTTCTCCAAACTCTTCCGTCAGGAGAAGCCATAC